CAGCATAGTGTTTAATACACCACGAAGACCGACAACGGCTTCCTCTGCTGGTACACCTAAACGTGTAAAGGTTGCGATGTTAGCACCAACCTCTTCGAAGCTTACACCAAGCTGTGCAGCAATCCCAACCACACGACCAAGTGTAGGTGCTAAGCTTTCCGCTTCTAAGTTACCCTCTCGGACAATAGCTGTAAGAGTATCTGTTGCCTCTGCTGCTGTAAGACCTTCTTTAGAATACGCTTGTAAAACCCCCGTAAGTGCATGAGCTACTACCTTTGTATCACCAAGACCAATAGCACTAGCTTTGGCAGCGCGATCGAGTACGTCTATAGCTTCCGATCCTCTAATACCGGCGGAGGTGATAGCGAATAATGCTTCTGATAGTTCCTGCTGGCTTTTAGCTGTTTCGCCACTTACACTTCTAACGCCATTCTTGAATTCCTCTAGCTTACCTCCTGTAATACCAACAAGGTTTTCGATTTTAGCAAAGCTTTGCTCTAGCTGTACCGCCATGGTAACCCCAGCAGTTCCAGCAGCAGCAAAAGGTGCTGTAATATTTCTGCTGATGGTACCACCAACTCTTTTTGCGGTACCACCAAACTTTTGTAAGCTTGTTTGTGCTGTTTTTAAGCCACGCTGTAATCCTTTCAGATTTACACCGATGCTAATGTTAGTACTCGCTATCGTTCTTTTTGCCATCTTGCTAGAATTGACTTAGCCTGTTCAGTGGTAAGCTTTGTTTGTTGCTCAGTCTTTTCCCAAGGAAATACAGCTAAATCCTTTGGGCTAAGCCTGTTTTTCTTTTCAAGGTGGATGTTCAACATTAATGTAGTTGACCACCTTGTCCTTTCCCAATCCTGCCTTTGTTGTTGTTGGTACAGTTCGTAGAACCCTCTAAGTGCGTATTTTAGTTCTCTGGGTGTAGAGTTATAAAATACTTCTGGCGTCCAACCAAGTTGACCTAAAGCCAACTCTTGGTAAAAAGAAAAAGTCAATGGCCCAGACTCTTTGTCTTGAGCCGGGCCATCTACTTTTTTTCTTCTTCCTCTCCGAAGCTTTCTGCAAACACTGCAAGCACCTTCTCCATAGCCTTCATGTCATCGTCAAGCAAATCAGCAACATCCTCAATGGCCATTCCAAATTCTTTTTTCTCGCTTCTGGCTCCGTGTTTTAAACCACACCAAATTAAAGATACAGCATTTGTAAGGCTCATATTATTACCTATGCTTTCCAATTCGTTCATTGATATGTTTAGCATATCTGTGAACTCCATTAACGCAGCAAAACCATATTTTACTGCATATTCTTTCCCGGCTATTTTAACGTGCTTTGTCATTGTGTGTTTTTATTAAGCTACAGTTGAGTAAGTAATTGCTCCAGTAAGTTCGAAAGTAGCTGAGTAGCTTACATTGTCTTCCATTGCAGAGTTAACTTCCAAAGAAGTTACGTATGCAGTAGCAGACCAGTAGTGGTCACCAGATACTTCAGTTGAAAACTTAACCGTAAGTGTTGAGCGACCAGACCAAGCAGCCATAAGATCATCCACACCGTAAGTTGCATCTTCAGCATACAAAGCGCTTACAGAAATTGTTCCAGATTTTGTTGCCTCTAATAGGTCACGAGTACCGCTAGAGTCTTTAGTAGTTGCGTCTCTTGTGTCCATTGACAAAGAGATAGATCCCTCAGTTGCATGAGCAATTAGAGTAGAACCAGAGTAGACACCAAGTAGGGTGCCGTTCATAATGCCAGTAGTTGCCATCTTAATCTAATTTATTTGTTTGTTCTTCTATTTCCACAGGAATTTCCATTCCCTCATTAACAGCCTTTCCAGCTTCAATAAGCTCCTTGCCGTATTCGTTTGTTACTGTTAAAGTAATTCCTTTAGACAATACCTTGCCACTCTCGGTAGTTACTTTTTTCAAAAGTTTTATTTTCATCGCTTCACTCTTATTATATATTCACTGCTTGTTACAAATGTTTCTGTAGCAGGATCGTTGTCAGCGTCTAAATTTACAAACTGAATAGAATCAATAACCACACCCGCAACAGTGCCAGAATAACGATCTAAAGCAGTTCTAATCTTTTCAGTAAGATCAGCAGCAATAGCATATGTTGGTGCTGCTACTACAATATCGTATCTTACTTCGTCCAAGGTGCTTACACCACTTTTAGTGTCACTTGGATCGATATCAGTTAGCAAATAAACTACAAAAGGAAATGCAGCACCCTGTGCAGCAATTTGTGGATACACTCTGCCACTGACTAAAGCATTTACATCGGCATCCGAAGTAAGTATGCTGTATATGGCTTTTCCCTCATTCATAATCTGCTAAGCTGTTTAATGGTGTGATCTAAAATCACCTTTACCTGCGCTTGCATTAACTTTTCAGTTTGTGCACGACCACGCATAAAACCTTTAGAGCTATAGTCAACGTTTCTTTTGTTCGTTACTTTCGCTCTGCCTTTCCCTCTTCTTGCTCCGTAGTTTACTATAGCAGCATAATACCCATCAAAAGTTTTACCAGCTTTAGATCCAAACCTTGCACCAACAAGCCCATAAAGATTACCTCGTTTCTTAGGCTTTACAAAACCAATAGAACGTTTAAGGTTACCACTACGGTAAGTAACATCTTTTGTTTTTGCGGGACCCTTAGAGGTTGCTTTTTTGGTCGTTATCGTTCTTGTGGATCTTCCTCTTTTCTCGCTATTATCAATTTCAGCTTTCACCGCATCGATCATTGGTTTGGCTGACTTTTTAATAGCAGACTGAAATCGTCTTGCTTGCTTACGATCTACACGAGATAATTCTTTTAGCTTGTTTAATGCTTTGTCCAATCCATCTACGCGTATGTTTAATTGCTGGCTCATTCGCGTTTACGTGTGATTAGAACTAAAAATTTTTCTCTTCCTTCTGGTAATATACCATCAACCTCGTACGTCTCGCTATGCCACTCTATTTTAGTTTTAGCATCCACATCAGAGCGGTAGCGGATTGTAAACTTCACCTTTGTGATATTAGTAAGCCTTTCGTTTTCTTCTTTCTCGTCACTAGTTAAGTATTCTACCTTAGCCCAAACATTAGACAAAGTAGAATAGGTCCGAACTGCTTCCCCAAAAGCATCGGTAGAAACAGAAGGATTCTTAAGTGTTATGCGACGATCGAGCTCTCCAACTTGCTTCACCATTAAAATACAAAATTGCGGAATGGGTTAAACAAGTACTCACTAGCAGTAGGCAACCTTTTAACACCATCGCTTCTATTGTCGTATAGATCTGCAATGATTAAAAGCATGCCCTGAATTAAAGGCTTGGGAATAGAAGCCACATCTGTGCCTACTACATACCTTACAATAACCTGGTTGATAATTCCATTCGTAGCAAACCAACCAGCAGTTGATGCAATACGCGCTGGTTCAGAAATGGTATCAGTAACATAATAGCTACTATCTACTGTTTGCTCCGATCCGATTTCATTCACATACTTCACATTCGTAACAGACTGCACAGGACCAATAGACAAATAAATAATATCCTTATCCTCCGGGTTTCTATAGTTGGGGAACATATCAAAATATTCATCCACTGTAGTAGTTACCAAGATGCGTCTTGTGTACGACTCACACATTTGTCTTGCAGCAGTAATTAAGGCACCTATTAAGGTATCCTCATCACCAGAGTCAACACGCAAAAAGTCTTTTGCCTCCTGCAATGTAATTGGTTCTGATGCCGCAGGTGTTACAATGTCGTATGCCATTTCTTATCGGGTTTCCTTTTTGGTTTTCTTAGCAACAGACTTCTTTGCACGTTGCTTCGGTGGTTCTGCAATAGCTTCACAGAATCCAGCTTGCAAGAAGTCTTTAGCCATATCGCTGGGGAGTTCCGCCTCCTGATCAATGCGGAAGCGGAACCCTGTACCAGAGATATTCTTCTTGAATCTAACCTTCATTAGGCTTGAACCAAGTATTTGATTGCACGGTTGTCAAGGACAACAGAATCAGAACGTTTCCAAGCTACGAAACCAACTTCTAGCTCGTCTGCGAAGCGCTC